GAAAGATAGAACTAGGGCTGATGCAGCTCTGGACTAGCGATGTCGCTATTGACGATCTAAAGATGGCGGCAGATGTCCACGCATGGGCGCAAAAGTTCAAACCGCGTGTAATTATGTATGACAAATACGCCACAGCTTCTATTGCTCAAAGATTGCAGCAATCTGGGCAGAAATTAGAGGATTGCTCAGGTCAATCCTTCTACCAGGCTTGCGGTGAGATATTAGATGCGTTCGTCAATGTTCGCTTGGTTCACTCTGGCCAGAAAGAACTAACTGAGTCATGGTTCTCGGTGGGCGCAAAGACTAATGATGCCGGATGGCGAATTGTCCGGCGCAAGTCAGCAGGTGACGTAACTAGCGCAATCTGCTCAGCGATGATTGTCCACTACTTGACAAAACCGCAATCAACACCCCAAATATATGTTTGATATATGTCTCGATATATGAGACAATACTTGCCAAATAGGGTAAGGTTGGTGTATGGGTTTATTCTCTCGCTTTAGCAAGCCAGCAATAATCGAAGCGCAGTATGCACCACCGGTAATGGCAGATACTTACCAATACCAAATCCCTTACAACTTACTTTCAATAGATCGCATTAGCGCGATGTCTATCCCAGCTGTAAGCCGTTGCCGTAACTTAATCTGCAACACAATTGCAGCGATGGAACTATCTTTAGAATTGAAGCGCACTGATGAAGATTTACCTAAACTGCCGTGGATGGATCAACCATCACACAATCAACCTTATGCGGTTACAATGGCATACACAGTTGATTCACTTTTATTCTTTGGCGTAGCGTATTGGGAAATAACTGAAGTCTATGCAGACAACGGATACCCTGCTCGTTTTAATTGGGTTGCTAACTCTCGCGTTATTCCTAAATATAACAAGACCAACACATTCATCGAAGGTTACCAGGTCGATGGAACTGTCAGACCCATGAATGGTATTGGTTCGCTTGTAACTTTCCAAAGCATGACTGACGGCATATTGCAAACAGGCGCACGCACTTTAACTGCTGCACTTGACTTAGATCGTGCATCTTCAGTAGCCGCAGCAACTCCAATGCCTTCTGGTGTATTAAAGAATACCGGCGCAGACTTAGGCGAGTCTGAAGTTCAAGGCTTACTAGCTGCATGGCGCAATGCTCGCAATAATCGCTCAACTGCTTATCTCACAAGCACCCTAGAATTTCAACCTGCATCATTCTCACCTAAAGATATGATGCTAAACGAAGCAAAGCAATACATGGCAACTGAAATTGCTCGTTTAATGAACGTGCCAGCGTATTACATCTCAGCTGACATGAACAACAGCATGACTTATGCAAACGTGCAAGATGAACGCCGTCAATTCGTGTCTCTATCTTTGCAACCTTATATCTCAGCGATTGAAGCGCGTTTGTCAATGAATGACATAACCCCTTCAACCCAATACATATCTTTTGACTTGGACTCAGGCTTCTTGCGTGCTAACCCAATGGAACGCTTGTTAGTAATAGAAAAAATGTTGGCTCTTGGACTAATCACAGTTCAGGATGCTATGGCAATGGAAGAACTATCACCGAACGGAAGTGCATCAGATGCAATTGACATTCAGTAGCAATATAGAGTGCGATCAAGGCCGCAGACTAATCTCTGGCAAGATTGTTCCTTACGATGGCGAAGTTGGCCAGACATCAGTTGGCGCTGTTGTATTTGAACGCGGTTCAATTCAATTGCCGGAACCAGGCAAGTCAAAATTACTTTTAGAACACGATGCAAAGAAGCCAATCGGCAAAGCCGTATCCTTCAATGAAACATCAGATGGCGTTTACGCATCTTTCAAAGTCTCCAACACTAGCCGCGGAACAGACTCACTAATCGAAGCATCAGACGGCCTTCGTTCAGGGCTTAGTGTTGGAGTCGAAGTTCTAGCATCACAACCACGTAACGGCGTGTTGTATGTCCAATCAGCAAGACTATTTGAAACAAGTCTTGTGCAAGCAGCTGCGTTCGATTCAGCAGCAGTAACTAGCGTTGCAGCATCAGCGGCAGAAACCGAAGATGAAGCACTAACCGAAATCCCACAATCAGAAAGTGAGGCCATCTTGGATACTCCAGATGCCGTAGCACCTGAGGCTGTAGTAGAAACCCCTGCGGTTGAAGCCTCACGCCCAACAGTAACAGCAGCAATGTATACAACACCACGTCTTGAGTTCACTAAGGAAAAATACCTAGAGAACACAATCCGCGCACAATTCGGAGATGACGATGCACGCGCTTATATTCGTGCAGCAGCAAACACAACAGACAACGCTGGACTTGTTCCAACACGTCAGCTAACAGAAGTTATCAACCCACTTGCTAACGCAGATCGCCCATTCATCGACGCAATCTCACGCGGCACACTTCCAGACGCTGGTATGACTTTTGAAATCCCAAAGATTACACAAGTTCCAACAGTTGCGGTAACAGCTGAAGAAGCAGCACCATCTGATACTGACCTAAACAGCAGTTTCTTGAGCGTAAATGTTCAGGCCTTCTCCGGTCAACAGACATTCAGCACCCAAATTCTTGATCGCAGCTCGCCGGCGTTCTATTCCGAGCTTGTTAAGAATCTCGAGTTTGCGTACGCTAAGGCAACAGATGCACGCGTTGCAACAGTAGTTGCAGCAGCAGCGACAGACGGCGGAAACCGCACAATGTCAGCAGCTAACCTTCTAGATTTCGTAGCAGATGCAGCAGTAGACATCTACTCAAACACTTTAGGCTTCGGGCAAAACATTGTTGTGTCTCCAGCACAATGGGGCGCAATCATGGGTCTTGTTGATTCAACAAACCGCGCTATCTACACAGCAGTTGCACCAATGAACGCTGGCGGTAACGCATCTCCAGTATCACTAAAGGGCAACATCAACGGCTTGAACTTATACGTTGATCGTAACCTTTCAGGCACAGGCGATGGAACAATCATCGTTGTAAACCCAGAATCATACACATGGTATGAGTCACCAACATTCAAACTAGAAGCAGCAGTAATCGCTTCTGGCCAAATCAACGTTGCCTACTACGGCTACGGCGCAATCGCAACTAAGGTTGCAGCAGGCGCATACAAGTGGATGGTTGCATAACCCACACTTAGCAATAGTGTTGAAGGGGCTTTGTAGCCCTTAGCCCCTTCAATTTTAATTAGAGAGGAAATCATGCCAGCAACATACGTAACACAAGCCGAACTGCGCACAGTTCTAGGCATTGGTTCCCTCTACGATAACGCCACAGTTGAAGAGTGCGCACAGGCCGCTGAGAACATTATTAAGAGCCATCTCTGGTTTAATAACTATTACGCAGCTGCTAGAAGTCTTACCGATAACTTTGCAACACTTTATTTTCAACAACCTCATGGCATGTATGTCGGACAGAGCGTGATTATTACTAATGCCGGTTCACCTTTCAACGGCACAAAAACAATTACTGAGATTAACGGCGCAGTCCAGGTATCTGCATTGAACTACCAGAATTATTCTTTGACGGCTTATAACTATTCCATAACCTATGCAGCCACAGGCGCAGATCAGGTTAAGAACCCAATCCAACCATTCGCCACAGTAGCGGCTGGCACAAACATAGACTTTGCCACAGTTCCAGAAGTTAGAGAAGCATCACTTTTAATTGCCGTGGACATCTGGCAATCAAGACAACTTTCAAATGCTGGTGGCGTATCACCGGATGGCTTTACACCTTCACCATATCGTATGGGCAATACTCTTTTAGCGCGTGTTAGAGGTTTGATTGCGAATTACTTAAACCCTAGTGGACTAGTCGGATGACAGTTGCCGTCACAACTCTCCGTTCTACCATTGCAACGGCTTTAAGTAATCCAGCGGTATGGCAGGTGTTCTCTTTTCCACCTGCCTCACCGTTGGCCAACAGCGTGGTTGTAGAACCTGATGATCCTTATATTGTGCCAAGCAATAATCAACATATAACTATTGCACCACTGGCTAACTTTCGCTTGAAACTTTACTTGCCATTACTTGACAATCAGGGTTCACTTGCAAGCATGGAAGATTTCATTGTTGATGTATTCACTAAACTAGCGGCAAGTTCGCTAAACTATAACATTGGCTCTGTGTCTGGGGTATCGGTTGATACAACAGCTGGAGACCTTCTCACGACGGAAATACGTCTGAGTATTCTTACGAGTTGGAGTTAAAATGACCAATAATCTAACACCTGAGGATTTGGCTTTTCTTAAAAAGATTGGTCAAATTGAATCCACCCCAAAGGCAGCAGCCAAGAAAGACGAGGAATAAACAATGGCAATTTTCTTAAACAACAAAGTTGGTTTTAAGGTAGCAACAGTTGATCTATCAGATCACGTTACAGCCTTTACACTAAACCGCCAAGCAGACCAACTAGAAGTTACTGCAATGGGAGACACAGCTCACAAGTTCGTAACCGGACTTTCAGCTGACACCATCACAGTATCATTCTTGAATGACACAGCAGCAGGCTCAGTCCTTGCTACTCTACAAGCTGCATACGGCACAACCGTAGCCTTCTCAGCAATTCAGGATAAGGTTGCATCAGTAGGCGCAACTAATAAACTTTACACAGGCACAATCCTTGTTGATAACATTCCAGACATCAACGGCGCAGTAGCAGACGAAGCAATGTTTGACATTACCTTTACTTGCAACAGCACAACTGCTTTAGCAACAACAGGAACATTCTAAACAACTAAAAGAAAAGGGCTAACATGGCAAAGTTAAGAATAGTAAGGGTGGATGGTAGCGATACCACTCACGTAATCACACCAGCAATAGAATTCGCTTTTGAAATCTATGCAAAGAAAGGCTTGCACAAAGCCTTCCGTGAGGATGAGAAGCAGTCTGACGTTTATTGGTTAGCCTGGGAGTGCATCCGTAGATCGGGAGAAACTGTCAAACCTTTCGGCGCAGATTTCCTGGACTCGCTTGTGCGTGTGGAAGTTCTTGATGATGACCCTTTGGACTAACTAGGGATTCCCTTCACTACCTCATCGCAAGAATGAGCCTAGAGACGGGAATTCCTGCACAATCCTTTATTGATATGGATGTGCGAATGTTCAAAACGTATTTAATGGCTATGAAAGACAGGGCGAAGGAGATGAACAATGGCAACAACGCTAAACGGCGTTAAGCAACTCCGCTACGCACTCCAAAACTTTGAACCTGACCTAGCCAAAGAGACACAAAAAGAAATGGCTGGCGCATTAAAGCCAATTGTGCAGAACGCTAGAAACCTTGTTCCTTCCGTAAGCCCATTATCCGGCTGGCGGCCAAGAGCCATGAGTGAAGCAAGATTCCCAACATGGGATTCAAAGATTGCTAAGCGTGGCATTACCTTTAGCACAAGCCCAAGCAAGCCTAACTATCGTGGCTTCTCTTATGCAGCTTCTATCCGTAACAAGTCTGCTATTGGTGCTATCTATGAACGCGCCGGTGTTCGTGCCCCAAGCGGTAAAAAATCAAGCAGACCAAATTTTGCTCAGGCTTTAGGGCCAATGACAGGTGAAGGCAGACTGCAAGGTCGCGCCATGTTTGCAGCATGGAATAGAGATCAAGGCAGAGCAACAGCAGCAGTCATGAAAGCCTTGCAAAATGCAGCTAATAACTTTAAGAATAGGCGTGGTGCGTAATGGCCAAAGTTGATCTAGTAGTTGGTATTGGTGCGGAATACAAAGGCAAGCCAGCCTTTAAGAAGGCACTAACAGACACTCAAAAACTAACTAACAGCGTTAAGTCTCTTGCCAAAGGTTATGTCGGCTTACTAGGCGCACAGAAGGCTTTTGCTTATGGCCAGCAATCACTCAAAGCGTTCGTTGCCGATGATAAAGCCGCTAGACAATTAGCCCAGACAGTAAACAACTTAGGTTTAGCCTATGAAGCAACTAACGTAGAAAACTTTATCCAAGGATTAGAAAAAACTTTTGCTGTAGCCGATGACCTTTTAAGGCCGGCCATGGCTAGGTTAATTCAGGTTACACAGTCATATACCAAGTCTAAAGAGATTATGACTACCGCATTAAACGCGGCAGCAGGCGCAGGTGTTGATTTAGGAACAACGGTTCAGGACTTATCACAGGCTTACGTAGGCAACCTTAGAGGACTTAGAAAATACAATTTAGGACTTACCCAGGCTGAACTTGCAACAATGTCATTCCAAGAAATTCAGGATAAGTTAAACAAGACTTTTACCGGACAGGCAGCCTTAGCCGCTGAGACTTATGCTGGCAAAATGGATGCGCTGACTATTGCTTCAAATAACGCTAAAGAGATTATTGGCGCTGGACTAGTTGATGCTATATCAGCAGCGTTTGGCGGTGGCAGTATTGAAAAAGCCACAGGCAACATAGAGAAGATGGCTAAGGTCGTGGCAGATATTGTTGCTGGACTTGGAACTATGGCTGGTTTTATTGGCAAAATTGTTAGCCTGACAGACAAACTAACTCTAGGTAATTTCCTGGAGAATAGACAACCTAATACGCCTTATGACCCACGATCAGGCAACTTGCCGGATATGTCTCCCGCTGCAACTAAAATTATTATGGCACGTCAAAAGGCAGATGCCGCGGCCGTTAAACGTCAAAAGGAACTTGCTTCCCTAGCAGGCAAGCAGACAAAGGCAGTCAAAGAGCAAACAGCATTACTCAAGGCTAAGTCTGTTTTAGACAAAGCATCAGCCGTAATGAACATGGATTTAATTCAAAACACAGCTGCGCTCATGGGCAAAGTAACTGAGGATGAGACCCTACGCCTCAAACTCCAACAAGCAATCCTTCTAGGCAATGCAACTGAGGCTGGCAACCTAGCCCAGCAGTTATTGGCCACTCAAGCGGCTGCAATCAAGTTATCTGCAACCAATCCTCTGGGTGGCTTTACAGATGCCCTACAAGCGGCTCTGAAGGGCGTTAGAAGCCTTAGAGATGAACTTGCCTTGCTAGGCGCACAAAAGGTTGCAATTCCTACACTTGCAGCACCAGCAGCAGTAGCCGCTGCCACAAAATCATATACAACTTATAATGGAATTACCGCCCCATCAGACTTTGGGCTGCCTGCTGCAAATACAGTTAGCGGCGGTGGCCGCTTCGTGTCAAACAATCCTAACGCTGCTGTTAATGAACTACGCATAATTATTGATCCATCAGCTGCTCAATACGGTATCGGCGTGGCATCAGTTAATAACTATGCGTAGTTCAT